TCATCAAATTGTTTTTTCATGGCAGCTGCATCTTTGACAGTTTGCAGTATAACGTTATTGACCTCGTCCATTGGCACGGCTTGCATTAAGTTTAACACATGCGCTGGAACACCTGGCGCTTTGTCAGCCACGACTTGTTGAAACTCTTCTAACGTCATTGTACCAGCCTCAACAGCTTCAAATCCGTTTTGCACAACTCGCAGTGCTAATGCGTTGCGTAAATCAGAGCCAGCGAATGCTGGTATTGCTTTTTTTAACGCATTGCTTAAAACTTCTGGTGTAACATTTGCTCGCAATACTTCTGGTATCATTTCTTTTTCACCAGCTTTATCAAAAATGTTTTGTAAGCCAGCTGTTGCAAAAAGTGTATCATCAAGCGTGTAATCTAAATACGGATCACCAAGCAAAATTTCTTGTTGTTCTTTTAATGATTTCAATGACGCTTCTACACGCTTTTCTATTTTTTCGTCTATGCGTCCTTTCAGTCTGAACCGTTCTGCAAGTTCAAAAGAATTAAATGCTTGTTTAAAATCTTCTTGTGCGTATTTATCTTTGCCAACAGCTTCTAAGCTATCTTCGAATATCTTTTTAACAGTTGTGTCATACTTTTTTTTGCCATCAAAAATATTGTAAATATCGTCATCATTACCAAAAGCAAATGACGCTTGTAATAATTTTTCTTTTGCCCCAAATATAGCTTCATTACGCTGCGCTTCAGTAATCGCTTTGTATCTTGCTTGACTGTATGCAGCAGCCTGTTTTGCAGCTTCCGTTAGAATACCACCCTTTTGAAGTTCTTTTTGTATAAAAGGTGCTGGGTTCATGCGAGCCGTTATACGTGCGCCTGGTGCGCGATCACTTAATTCAGCGCCAGATCTGTAAACTGGTATTCTCATTAAGCTAACATCCCACTACTGTAACCAAATCGTGCAGCACTACCCAAGCTGCTAATAAACGCTTGTGTACCTTGCGCTCGTAAACTAGCTGCTTGTGCGCCACCTTCCATACGAGACAGTTCTGCTGCTAATCGTGCGTTTTCTTGTGCATCATTAATCTGCATGTTTGTGACTGCGTTGTTAAACTCAGCCACCGCCATGTCATATTCAAATTCTCTAGCGTTTTGCCGCATAACACGCATCGGTGTGCCTCTAGAAATATCAATACCACTTGCTGCGTAGTTTGCGACTACACTGCCTTGCGTCTCTGCAAAACGAAATCGATCTATACGTTCTTGCAAAACAGCATTGCGATTTATAATTTCGCGCTGTTTTTCTAACAGACCTATGTCACGCTCAATAAGCTCTGCGTTAAAATTTCCAACTTTCTGCGCTGCTTCAGCGGCTCTGTTAGATGCTCGTTTATTCGAAGCACCTTCCAGCAGTGTCATACCTAATGTCAAAAATTCGAAAAAAGCCATCTAATACCTATACATCGTGTGTGTTCATGCGCGGATAAAGCGCAAGTATTGTCATTGGCAGTGGTTGCGCTTGTTGCACGTAAATTCGGTCACCCTCTTCAAAACCACCAGGAAATTCTATTTCTTTGTCACCAGTAAACAGCGGCACAGCTGTGTCCATGTCCATGCTGCTGTCGCGGAAAAATATTCTATCTGCATTTGCCGCATCCGTGCCAACCTCTGCACCAACCGTTTCATGGAAGCGCAGCGTTACATCGTGTATCCGTTTCGGTTTGCCTTGGCTTGTACCGTCACTAGATCCAGACTCAATGCGTAGCGTTTGCATCTTGCTAGTGTAAGGCAGACCCACTGCGCCACTGGTGATGGCAAAATCTAACGTGATACCACCGCCAGAAACCGTCTCGTCTGCATGTGTTGCACCATTTGCTAAAACAGACGTTGTAGCACCCTCTAGATGATACAGCCCTGACAAGCTCGATACGGAGCTTCCAGAGTATACTAAGCCACTGTCTACAAAAAATGCAGCCGTTGTATCGCTGCCAAAATCAAACGTTTTCATCACTTCAACGTATTGTTTTGTCTGTCCGTTAATCGTGCGCTTGACGATCATATAAACTTCATCCTCACCACTATCAGTTGGCAAAGAAATAATACTTTCTACTCGCGCTTGGCCTCCACTAAATGCACCACCCAAGACATGTTTATGCCAGGCTACTATTTCTTCCTCGCGTCTGTACGTAAGCCCCAGCAACGTGCCATCAGCTCTGCGAGCCCATACAATGCTCTCAGGCTCTTGCTGGAACGCAAACTCTTCTATGCCACCCTCAGTCAGATGTTCAGCTAACACCGTTATGTCAGGCGCTGTGTAGCCGCCTACGTCCACTTCACCGACATAACGAAACTCGCGCACCTTTCGCGCTCCGCGCTGGGCAAAGAGCGTCACATCTGCAACTTGGACAACTTCCGCATTTACGCATCCGTAATTGCTGTACTTACGAATAACCGTAGACGTTGGCGTAATTGGGCTACCGTTTGTTGTTGTAAGAACGTATTCGCCACCAGACGTACCAATATTAAGAATTCTAGTAGCAGATAAATACCGAATAGCGTTTACTTTGTTTGATGCGATCGTGTAGATCAGTGCATCGTTATCATTTGTGCCTACTGTAAAATCTGTATACTGTGCGTTCTTGCTAAAGAACAACGTTTGTGGGTTATTGTTTGTTGCTGCAAAAACCAGGCGCTGTTCAAAAAATGTTACAACACTAGGATGATTATCTGTACCAGTAAGACTAGGCACTGTGTTTTCCGTAAATGTCGGTGTTGCGAACGACCAGTTATTGTGATCAGATCGAGACAACGTCCTGACTGCATGTGATGGATGCACTAGGTACATCACATCAGCCGACTGAGCAAAGCGCACATCGTTTATTTGTGCAGATGTATAGGGCGTTGCGACTTCGTATATTTTATCAACCGAAACACCAGATCCAGTGTAAGTAGTAAAACCTGTTGTGTTTAGGGCCACATCAAACAAATCAGTTAGCGTAAATGTATTTGTCGTTACATTTGCAACACGATAGTTACGTGCTTTTAATTCCGTCATGCCACCGCCAGTATTAACAAGCGCTATTTCATCTCCGTTGCTATAGCCGTGACTGTTAGACGTAAATACGCCAGGGTTTGCTTTTGTTATTGCAGATATCGCTTTTGCGCTGCCAGTTAAAACTTGCAGACCATTACGATAGATCCGCATGTATTGATTACCAAACTCTAGTGCATAAGTGTCAGACGTTTTAAACTCAAAAGGTATTAACCTGGTGACATTTGCACTTGCTTTTACCTCGCCTAAAAACTGTGTGCCAGGACGCCTGGTAACACCGCCGTGCGGCTGCACAACCATGTTTGTTAGATCAGCCAACCCCTCACGGTATTTTTCAATTGTAACACGACCTTCGAGGCGTGGTGATATTTCTCCAGCTGTAAAAGTGGAGAAAGCTGGTGCAGATCGCGCCATTTATGTTCTCGCTTGTAAAAAGTCACTGGCCTCAATCTTCTGAGGCGCACCCTCTGTGGCATCAACAAACTTAGCTGCTTTAAGTTTGTCTGAATATTCAGCAGCCATAATCTGCTTAACCGTATTGCTGCCAGTAATTGCATAGGCCAGCTCAAATGCCAGGGCTGCTGCAAGCGTTTCAATTAACCCAGCATCATACTCTTGCGGATCCGTAACACGCCCGATGTAACGTATTTTTGCAATACCCTCATCAGTTACAAGCTTACGCCCCTCAATGACGTAAACAGGGCCACCAGAGTTGCTAGTCATATTATCATACGGAAACGTTAGTGTGCCGTTGCTAAACTCTAGCACGCGTAGACAAAACGGATCTGTCGGCAATGCAAATTGATTAGCATAGTCAAACGCTGGGGTATCGGTTTCTTTTGCAAGCTCTACTCTTTTGCTTAAACAATTCCAAGGATGCTGTCGAAACACCATGTCGCGCACAGAGTTGTATCTTTGGTTGACCAATCGCGCTGGTTTACTGTTTTCATCAAACGTAGAGATGTTGTTAGCACCCAGCGAGTTAAGGGCATAGTTTGCAATATCAACCGTAGAAGTCATTTTAAAATCCCATAAAAAAAGGGGGGCGCTTTCGCGCCCCTCTTAGTTAATCAACCACATACATGATTGTCAGCTCAATAGTACCAGTGCCAGCAGCACCGCCCATTGTCACTGTGATCGGTACACCATTACCATCTGCATCAAGCTCTGAGCCAGAGCCTAAAGCTAGAGTTGCAAGGATGTCACTTTTACCAGCTGATGCCGATGATGCTGCTGCTTTGTATGCCGCACCTGCCGCAGATACCGCAGTACCAGCAGCATTTGTGTGTGCAGCATAGCCAACAGACAATGTTGTTGAAGATGCTAGGGCATCATGTGCTATAGAACCTGTCAACAAACGTGCGCCATCTGGCAAGATAAACATCTCAATTACATCACCTGATGCAAGTGAAGATGCTTCGTAAACACCGTGAGCGACACGGATACGACCGCCTAGCTCATTAGCTTTATTCATTGCTACTGGTGTTGCTCGTGAGTTAGTTCGTTGTGTCGAATAAACTGTTGCCATTTCTCAATCTCCTTATGATTCAGTGCAAGCAATTTCGACTACCTTCACCTCTTCCATGCGCGTAGCACCAAGAGTTTGACAGT